ACCTAGATTTAAGAAATTTAGAAATAGGTATGTACAGGGTAGACATTAAACAGGGGACAACGGATAAGGCAAGACATTTAATGTACCTTCGATACGACGGCAAAAATGCGTTTGAGCCGAAACCTTACAATACCTATACCACTAACCCTTCACCTGACGTAGTGTACAATGGATAAGTTAAACCTGAGCGTTATGCCTTACGGCACTACGCCGTCGCCCGTATTTGAAGAAAGCAACCGCCACGAATGGATAGACGCGGGCGAAGACAATATGTGGTTTCTGTACCTTGAAAGTTTAATGTTGGGCAGTGGTATGCACAACGCAATTGTCAAGGGAGTAGCCGATATGATTTACGGGCATGGCCTTGAAGCTACACACAAAGACAAACATATTGAACAATGGCTACGTGTCAAACAAGTCTTTGGTGACGAAACGTGTTTGAAGCGTGCGGCGTACGATTTGAAGTTGTACGGGCAATGTTTCTTGAACCCAGTTTGGAGTAAGGATAGAACACAGATTGTCGAGGTACACCACGTACCCGCCGCCAATGTAAGAGCAGGTAAAGCCGACGACAACGACGAGGTAAATACATATTACTACAGCGCCGACTGGACGTCCGTAGGACAAAACCCGCCGCAACCGATACCCGCATTTAGTACCACTGACCGCACAGCGGCAAGCACTATTGTACAAATTAAGATGTACAACCCGCAGTCGTTTTACTATGGGTTGCCCGACTACATTGGTGCGCTAAGTTGGATTGACGCAGACCGACAGATTGCCGAGTTTCACAGCAGCAGTTTAGAGAACGGGTTGTTTCCTAGCATGGTTATCAACTTCCGTTCGGGCGTTCCGTCTGACGAAGAGCGCCAAAAGTTAGAGCGTCTTATCTATGACAAGTTTGGTAGCGCAAGTAACGCAGGCAAGTTTCTGATTACATACAGCGATAGCGGCGACGACGCACCAACCTTTGAGGCGTTTCAACCTAGCGACCCACAAAAGACATACGCGTTTTATAGCGAACAGATTGTGACGCAGGTGTTGTCAGGACACCGCGTAACTAGTCCTCTATTGTTTGGATTGCGTGGTGAAGGCGGAGGGTTTGGAAACAACGCCGACGAAATGAAAGAGTCGTACGAGTTGTTTCACAACCTTGTCGTACGTCCTATGCAAGAAACCTTTATTAAGGGGCTGCGCCCTATGTTGTCGGCTATGGGTGTGACGCTAGACCTGCACTTTGACAAGTTGCAACCCGCGTCATTTTTGGCCTTTGAGGATGTGCGCAGCGATGCGACAACCGCAGACAAAGAGGCAAGCTATAACGGCGCACAGATTGCAAGTGCCGTCGAAGTGTTGGTCAAGGTACAAGAAGGCATTATTACCGAGGAGCAGGCCAAAGTATTCTTGGTGCAGATGTTGCAGTTCACACCTGAAGTTGCTGAAGCATTGTTTATTCAGGGCGTCGATGCAATTGGAATTGTAGAAGAAGAGGTGGCCGAAGAAGAACAACAAACGACAGAGGTAGAGGACGAAACGCAATTGAGCAAACCCAAGCGCATTAGCGAAAAAGACGGCAAAGCGTGGTTGTCACATTTGTCAGACAAGAACGCCCCGCTACCTATGGAAATGTTCACACTGGTCAAGACCGAGGTAGTAACAGACACGTCTGTAGACAAGCGACTGCACAACTACAGGCAGTTCAACCTTGAGTCATACAGCGATATTGAAAGTTTTTCAGAGTACGGCGATATTGTAAGCCCGCAAGGTAATTTGTTTGCCGTGCGCTATTCTTACTTCAAAGCTAGTAAGGCCACACCAAAAGGAGCAAGCCGCGACTTTTGTGTAGAAATGATGGGGCTAAGTGATTCGGGTGTCATGTACCGATTTGAGGACATTCAAGACATGAGCGACGCGGGAGAAAACGGACAATTCGCGGCGGCGGGTCAGAGCAGTTACGATATTTTTGAGTGGGCAGGGGGTAAGAATTGCTACCACGGGTGGCAACGAAACATTTTTATCTACGACCCTGAATACAAATTTGCCGACACCGAAGAGGCCGAAGCCGAATGGGACGCCTTGGTAGCAGGTCAGTTTGAAGATGTGATGGACAAGGTAGGTAACAACCCGTACGTCGTACAAAAAGGTGACGAAGCAATTGCACCAATTGACAAGCAATGATTAGTGACCTTTACTTACTACGTGGATTGCGCCGCGACAGAGTGGCGCGTAACCTACGCAACCACGAAGTCAGTGTGTGGGCAGTGGGTCGCGGCACAGACCGCGCCGTTGCCATTCAATACATGGGTAATAGGTGGCGTGGTCAAGACGACTTGCGGCAAGACGTAATTAGAATGGCCGACGACTACAATTTGTCGTTGAATGTAAACATGGAAAAAGTAAGGTAATGGCCGTAATGTATTTGAGTACCGCACGCTTGAAGCGTGACACTACAATTGGTTCAAGTGTTGACGACGACCTATTAAAGCCACAAATTGTACTGGCACAGGACAGACATATTTTGCCCGTTCTAGGTACACAGCTAGACGAGAAGCTAAAGCAACTGGTAACAAACAATGAAATTGACCAAGAACAAAATGTGCAATACAAGACCTTGTTGGTTGATTACATCTTGCCTGCCTTGACTCAATTTGCCTTTGTCGAGGTTGCCTATAGTTTGCGCCTACGATTTGCCAACAACACAATTTCCTTGCCCGACACTGAGCAGGGAGGTAACGCTAGTATTTCAGACATTAAACTTGTTTTAGACCGCGCTGAAGACATGGCTATGTTTTACCGCGAACGTTTGATTGAACGTCTTAGACACCACACAGAGTTGTACCCTGAGTACCAAACAAACACAGAGGACGACATTTACCCAACGACGCGTAACTATTTTCAAAACCTAAATGTCTACGAAACCAAAGTGCCCGACAACCAACAACGAGCGTTCTTGTCGGCTATCAACTGGCGACCATAAACCCCGCAAGTCGCAGGTGGCAAACTTTGAGAAGTTGAGTCAATACCTACAGCAATGGCAAACAAAAAAGTAACCGACCTAACCGCAATAACAGAGGCGGCAAAAGGCGACCTTCTTATGATTGTCGACGTCAGTGACACGACTGATTCGGCTGAAGGAAGTAGCAAAAAAATTACGACAACCAATTTCGGGTCGTCGTTAAAAAACAAGTGTGTCGTCGTTGGGTCATTTTTTGATAATGCCCTTCGTGACGTGTACTTGCCCGTAGGCAACACAGAAACAGAATACACTACGTTACAACGTAGCAACAAATTAGCCATGCCTAATGCAGGTCAATTGCTGAAGGTCATTCTAAGACATGAGTACACCACGCCGACAAGCGGCACGTTAAGTTTGACCTTGCGACAAGTGGCGTTAGATAACACAACAACAGACAAGGAAACGATTACTACGACGCCCGTTTACGCGTCGCGTATGGAAACGACGTTTGAATTTACGGCTGCGGCGGGCATGGCTGAAGGTTCAACTTATGCGTTTTGGTTAGAAAACAACATGAACCAAGCTATGGGCAATGTGTCTTTTACAATTCTATTTCAACAATGAGCACACGTATCGACACCTTAACTGACGACGCTAAGTTGGACATTCTAGATTCGGAAATTTTGATACCTATTCTAGAAGAAATGGCCGCTAAGATTGAAGACCTTGAAACACGCCTAAGAGTAGTAGAGCCATGACACAGGAATTGATTAGTGTAGCACTTAGTGGAGCGACGGGCATACTGGCTACCTACGTCAAATTGCACACAGATATGACGAAGGTTAAGTCACGATTGTACCAGTTAGAAAAGAATGAGGAGAACGTAGCTAAGATTCTACGCGAATTGATGGACGGCGTAAATGAGATAAAGCTACTACTAGCTAAAAACAAAGTGGAGTGAGGTCACTGAACCGCATTATATTGCATTGCAGCGCCACTATTGAAGGCGCACACTTTGACGTTGCCACTATACGTCAATGGCATACTAGCCCGCCGCGCAATTGGTCAGACATTGGTTACCACTATGTGATATGGCTTGACGGCACAATAGAAAAGGGCAGACCAATTGAAAAGTCAGGGGCGCACACACGCGGCCACAACGCCGACAGCATAGGCGTGTGTTACATTGGTGGGGTAGATAAGGACAACAAACCAAAAGACACAATGACGCCGATACAGGACATAGCATTCATTAAGTTGGTGCAGAGTCTACGCATGGTATTCGGCCAACACCTTACAATCCACGGCCACAACGAATACGCTAAAAAAGCGTGCCCTTCGTTTGAGGTCGCAGACAAATACAATTTTTTAATTACAAATCATGAGTGAGTTTATCGCAGAAAACTGGTTGGCCTTGGTAGTCGGCCTTATGGCCTTCGTAAAAGTTATTGTCAACCTGACACCAACTGAAACCGACAACCAAATCTTCGGGTATATTGACGTGTTGATTACCGCAATTACTGGCGACCGCCGTAAGAAGAGTGAAGACTAACCTAGCGTCTTTGTTGTCACGTCTTGACCTAACTGAAATTTTCAAGACAAAAGGCAACCTACGTCGTTGGTCAGCAAAGCGGACTATAGGCGGCGTTATTGTACTGACAGCGTGTACAGAAATAACGGAGGTTGGGGCAACTTGGCCGCACGTTATTCTGTGCGCGGTCGGTGTCCTACCAATCTGTTTGTCATTCTATGAGCATACCAATACAAATACACGCGCGGAATGTACACGGCGTAAAGAGGGAAGTTGAGGCAGGCGAAAGAACGTACACGCTATTTCTAAGCGACGTACATTTTGACAGCACCAAGTGCGACCGCAAATTATTGAAGAAACATTTAGAACTAGCCCGTGAACGTAACGCAGCTATCTTTCTAAACGGCGACTTCCTTGACGCGATGGGTGGTAAATACGACCCACGCAATACATTGCCCGCAGGGTTACGCCCTGAGTACAGAGGGCAAGACTATTTTGATTTGATAGTCAACGATGCGGTTAAGTTTTTAGAGCCGTACAAAGACCTACTAACTATCTATGTGCAGGGCAACCACGAAACAAACGTACGCAAGCGACAGCACACGGACATAAGCAAACGAGTAGTAAACGGACTACAACACGTCGGGAGTAGTATAGAGTTAGGAGGTTATGCGGGTTGGGTACGTTGGCGATTTGCGTACCGCACCGAACAACGAAGTTATTTGATGCACTACCACCACGGGTACGGAGGCAACGCGCCACGAAGTAAAGGTGTGTTGGGCGTGGATATAGACGCCGCGCGATACCCTGACGCAGACATTTTACTACGTGGTCACGACCACAACAAATGGTATGTGCCTATGAGCGTTGAAAGGTTGACGCGCAAAATGGAACGACACCTACGAACTACCCACCACGTACGTTGCGGCAGCTACAAAAAACTAGGCGACGGGTTTAGTGGATGGGAAACAGAAAAAGGATTTGGGCAACCGCGTTTAGGTGGTTGGTGGTGGGTCGTAGAATACACTGGCGGCAAATGGAATGATTGGGTAGAAGAAGCGATTTAAGTTGGCAGGGTAGTTTAGGTTGTGTACATTGCATTCGCTTGTCTAGGCATCTGATAAGCGCATAGTGTTTTATTCTCCCAACAGGTGAGGCCGTCCAAACGTGGGCGGCCTTTTCTGTTTTGCACGAACAATTGTTGATAAGCAACGTTTGGATATTGCGTACATTGCCGTACATTAGCGTCAGTTAAACAAACAAAACACTATGAGTTACACGTACAGAATTAGCGAAAACGCCGACATTACGTTGCTGCCAAACGACAAGTTGGAAACATTGCAGGAAGCCGTAGGCGGTTACATTCAATTGGTTTCTTCTCCATACGGCGATTGTTACGTCAACGAAGAGGGGTTGTTATTGGGGTTGAAGCCAAACGTATTCGCGTCGGCTATGTTGGGTCAACACATTGTAGGCGCAGTGGTACTATGCACTAAGATGGAAATGAACACGAACCCTTCCACGAATGAAAAGTAAACTGAAGCCAAACGGGGTGCGCAGCACGGCGTACCCCGATACGCCTGCGGA